CCGCGCCGCCGCCGCCCGCGACGCCCGCGCCGCGCGCCGGGGTGAGCGACGTCGCGAACGACGCGAGCGGCGAGACGCCCGCGTAAGCCACGCACATGCCGACGCGCCCCTTGCGTGCGTGCGCGAACGCGCCGCGCTGCACTGGCCTCACGCGAGGCCGGTACTGCGCGGCGTGTGACGCGCGCAACGGGGCGAACGCGGCGCGGCGTCGGCATGACGATTCGTACGAACAGAAGCGCGCGAGCAGCGCGGCGCGTGGGTACGATCGCAAGTGGCGCAAGGCGCGGCTCGGCTTCTTGCGCGCGCACCCGCTCTGTGCGGACCCGTTCGGCTTCCACGACGGCCGCGCGGTGCCGGCGACGGTCGTTGACCACGTTCGCGCGCATAAGGGCGACCGTCGCCTCTTCTGGGATCGACGCAACTGGCAAGCGCTGTGCGCGTCGTGCCACAGCTACAAGTCGAGCGTCGAGCCGGGCGGGCGCGCGCATCGGCGCGAGCGCTGGGAGGCGCTCGACTCGCGCGCCGAGCGCGGGCCGGTCGATTCGGCCGCCACCCACCTGGCCGGAATTCCCCGCAAGGCAAAAGGTGCCGGGCGCGGACCCCACGCGGACGAAACGTCCGGAAGAAACGTCCGGGCGGAAAGGCTTTCCGGGGGTGGGGGGGTCGAGATTTCCGGGGGTCCGGGGGCGGTCACCGCGCTCCCAACTCAAGCGCGCGTTCTCCAAGTTCCACAAAGCGGGGAGGAAATTCCGGAGTCGCCGTATCGTCCGGACGATTCTGCCGATTCCCCGTATCGTTCGGACGATCCGTCCGGAAAGGATTCTCATGGGTAAGCGCGGCCCGGCGCCTTTGCCGACAGCCATCAAAGAAGCGCGCGGCACGAAGCGCGCGTCTCGCGAGCGCGCCCGCGCGGGCTCGGGGCGCGAGCCGAAGCCGCGTGAGGCTGAGCCGTCGCTGCCGCCGTCGGTCGCTGGCAACGCCGACGCGCGCAAGGTCTGGCGTTTCCTCGTGCCCCAGCTCTTGCGGCTGCGCGTGCTGACGGAGATCGACGGCGTTGCGCTTGAAGGCCTCTGCCTCGCGTACGCGCGAGCGCTCGCCGCGGGTCGCGAGGTGAAGAAGCACGGTCTCCTCGTGAAGACGAGCTGGAACACGCTCGTCCAGAACCCGGCGGTCGCCGTCGAGAAGGCGGCGTGGATCGAGGTGCGCAAGTTCGCGCAGGAGTTCGGCATCACCCCGAGTTCGCGTTCGCGCGTGCGGCAGATGCCGGGCGAGGGCGATATGCCGGGTGACGGCGACGAGCAGAGCGCGGAGACGTTCCTCTTCGGGAACGGCGCCGGGCGCGTCGTGGGGCGCATCGGATGACGCTCGACCCGCGCCACTGGGCGCCCGTGCCCGCCGAGAAGCGGCTCAACAAGCCGCTCGACGCGCTGTGCGGCGCGCGCATGACGCCCGATAGCGATGACGTCTGTGTGCTCGCGCCCGGCCACGTCGGGCTGCATAAGGACGCGGGCGGCGATTGCTTCGCGGGTGACGCGCGCTGCGCGCTGCGCCGGAGGCACGAATGACGACGAAGACGCCGACGAAAGCGCCGATGAAGCGCGCATCCGTCAGGAAGACGGCGAAGACCGGCCGCAAGACCGGTGCTGCGCCGTCGTCTCGTCCACGCCGGTCTTCGGCCCAGGGCGAGGCCGTCTTGGCCCAGGGCGGCAGCCCGAGCGAGCCGCGCGCGACGCGCGATATGGGCCGATACGAGCGCCTCGCATACGAGCGACACCAGCGCGACCTCGAGCTATGTGCGCAGCCGGGCGGCCACCCGAAGGGATTCTACTTCGACGAGATCGCCGCCGAGCGCGCCGTCATCTTCGTCGAACGCTTCTGCCGCCATCACAAGGGCGAGTGGGCCGGCAAGCACCTTCTCCTCGAGTCGTGGCAGAAGTTCATCTTCCGCTGCGCGTTCGGCTGGAAGCGCGCGGACGGGACGCGCCGCTTCCGCGTCGTCTACACCGAGGTACCGCGCAAGAACGGCAAGAGCGAAACGGCGGGCGGTGTCGGCAATTACCTCCTCGTCGGCGACGGCGAGCCGGGCGCGGAGATCTATTCGACGGCGACGAAGGAAGATCAGGCGAAGCTCGTCTGGACGTCGGCGAAAGAGATGGTGGCGCAATCGCCCGATCTGAAGAAGTGGGTGCGCGCGTTCCAGAAGTCGCTCTACTGTGCGCGGACGAAGTCGTTCTTCCGCCCGCTCGGATCCGATAGCGATACGCTCGACGGCCTCAACCCGCACGGCCATATCTGCGACGAGTTGCACGCGCATAAGAAGCGCGGGCTCTACGACGTCATGATCACCGGCATGGGCGCGCGGCGCCAGCCGCTGACGTGGATCATTACGACGGCAGGTGTCTATGACCCGGAGTCGATCGGATGGGAGCAGCATTACCACGCCATGCAGGTCCTCGACGGCACGGTGGAGGACGACGAGTTCTTCTGCATCATCTTCGCGGCCGACGAGGGCGACGACTGGAAGGACGAAGCGACGTGGCGCAAGGCGAATCCGAACTACGGAGTCAGCGTCAAGCCCGATTACCTCGCCGCCCAGGCGCGACGCGCTGAGCAGACGCCGAGCTTCCTCAATTCGTTCCTGCGTCTGCACCTCAATCTCTGGACGCAGCAGGTCACGCGCTGGATCGATCTCGACAAGTGGAACGCGTGCGGCTCGCCGCTGCCGCCGATCGACAACTGGCGCGGGCGCGAAGCGCACCTCGCCGCCGACCTCTCGACGAAGCGCGACATCACCGCGCTCGCGATCGACATCCCGGACGGCGGCGTGCATCACTTCTACTGGAAGTTCTACGTGCCCGCCGGCCTCGTGCTCGCGCGCGCTCAGGAGCGCAAGACGCCGGACTACGCGGCGTGGGTGCGCGAAGGCTGGCTAACCGAAACACCGGGCGACGTCGTCGACTACGACTTCATCCTGCGCGACGTCCTCGCGCTGCGCCAGCTCCTGCGCGTGCGGCAGTTCGCCTACGACCCGTGGAACGCGTCGCAGTTCGCGAACGATCTCGAGGCTGAGGGGTTCTCGCGCGAGCCCGACGCGAAGAAAGAGCAGCTGATCGAGGTGCGGCAAGGCTTCAAGTCGATGTCCGAGCCGTCGAAAGAATTCGAGAAGCTGATTATCGAGCGCAAGCTGCGGCACGGGTCAAACCCGATCGCGCGCTGGATGATCGATAACACGGCGATTCGACACGACGCGAATGAGAATATTGCTCCCGACAAGCGCGCGGCGGTCGGCAAGATTGACGGCATCGTCGCCGGCATCATGGCGCTCGGCCGCGCGATCCTCGTGCCGACAACGCGCATGAGCGTCTACGAAACCAGAGGCGTGAGGGTCTTCTAATGGCGACGATCCGACAGCGCTTCGCTGGCTTTGCTCGCGCGATCAAGAACGAGGTCTTGCGCATCTCGACGCCGTGGGAGCTTGCTGAGGCGCTGCGTCGCCGCGACTTCGACGAAGACGTCGGGTTCGATGTCACGACGGACAGCGCGATGCGCTCGGCGACGGTGTACTCGTGCGTGCGCGTGCTCTCCGAAGATATTGCGGCGCTCCCGCTCAATCTCTACCGTCGGACGGAGAAGGGCCGCGAGAAGGTCACGAATCACTGGCTCGCCCAGCTCCTCCGCCGGCCGAATAACTGGCAGACGGGGTTCGAGTTCCGCGAGATGCAGCAGGCGCACATCGAACTCGCCGGCGAGTTCCTCGCGATCAAGTCGTGGGTGGGCAAAGAAGTGCGTGAGCTCTTGCCCGTCGTGCCGTCGCGCTGGCGCGTCGAGCAGCAAAACGACTGGACGCTGAAGTATAGCGTGCTCCTGCCGGGCAAGGGCGACTATACGCCCGTGCCGCTCGCCAACGTTTACCACGTGCGCGGCCTTTCACTCGACGGCGTCCGCGGCGTCTCGCCGATCGAGTACCAGCGTCGCCTCATCGGGACGTCGATCGCCCTCGCGAAGCGCACGGCGCGGATGTTCAAGAACGGCGCGCTCATCGGCGGTGTCCTCGAGCACCCGGGCGAGCTGAGCCCGGAGGCGGCGAAGCGGCTGAAGGATTCGTTCGATGAGCAATACTCGGGCGTCGACAATGCGGGCAAGACGCTCCTGCTCGAAGAAGGGGCGAAGTTCAACAAGACCGGCATGACGGCCGAGGAGGCGCAATTCCTCGACATCAACAAGTACAAGCGCAGCGAGATCTGCGGGCTCTATCGCGTGCCGCCCCATATGATCGCGGATCTCGAGCGCGCGACGTTCTCGAATATCGAGCAGCAGGCGACGGGCTATCTCGTCTTCGGGCTCGTCCCGCGTCTGCGTCGCATCGAAACACGCATGGCCGAAAGCCTGGTCTCGCTCGCCGAGCGCGACACACTCTACGTCGAGCACGACGTTGACATGTTGCAGCGCGGCGACTACAAGACCCGCATGGCCGGCTACAAGGACGCGGTGAGCACGGGCTGGATGTCGCGCAACGAAGTCCGGCAGAAGGAGAATATGAACGCGGGTCCGCCGAAGCTCGACGAATTCTTGGACCCGGCGTTTCTCACAGGCAAGCAAGACCCGCAAGACGCGCAAGACCCGAGCGCCGCGTCGGGCGGTGACGCGTAGATGGGACCTGCTCTCGTCGTTCGGCTCTCGGCGCCGAGCGCGACGCGCTCACGCGTGCGCGCGCCGTCGTGCGTCGCACGGACGCTCACCGCGCTCGAGACGCGCGCTCGCCTCCTTCCCGCCTTTACCATGAACCGCTTCTACCTCAAGCAAGGCGATACGGCGCGCTCGCTCTCCTGCGTGCTCGAGGACAACACGGGCGCCGCGCAGGATCTGACCGGCGCAACGGTGACGTTCTCGATGCGCGAGAAGGAGACGCAGGCCGTCAAGGTCGACGCGCTGGCGGCGACGGTCGTCACGGCGGGAACGGGTCTCGTGCGCTATGACTGGGCCGCGGACGACGTCGATACGCCGGGCACGTACGAGGGCGAGTTTCGCGTCACGCTCTCGAGCGGGAAGCAGATCTCGTTTCCGTCGGGCCAGGCGCCGCTCGACTACCTCCTCATCATCGTCCAGGACACCGTCTAATGCGCAACTCGATCTTCAATCGCTCGCGCGATTCGCGGCCCGATCTGCGCATCGTGCACAACGGCGGGAGCGACGAGGCGGAGGTCACGATCTACGACGAGATCGGGCCGTGGTACGGCGTGAACGCGAAAGAGTTCGTCAGCGACATCAAGGCGCTTGACGTCAAGACGATCCGCGTCCGCATCAACTCGCCGGGCGGCTCGGTCTTCGACGCGGTCGCGATTGCGAACGCGCTGCGCGAGCACAGCGCGCACGTCGTCACCCACGTCGACGGTATCGCCGCGTCGGCCGCGTCGTTCATCGCGACGGCCGGCAACGAAGTGCGGATGGCGGATAACGCGTTCATCATGGTCCACGACCCGAGCACGTTCGGATACGGGAACGCGGCCGACTTCCGCAAGCTCGCCGATACGCTCGATAAGGTCGGCGACATGATCGCGAACGAATACGTCAAGCGCACGGGCCAGACGCTCGCGACCGTCAAGCAGTGGATGAGCGACGAGACGTGGTTCAGCGCCGAGGAGGCGCAGGACGTCGGCCTCGTCGATCACGTCGACGGGACGAGCACGGTGAACAACACGTTCGACCTTAGCGTCTTCGCGCACGCGCCCGCGGCCTTGACGAAGCCGAGCGCGTCGCGCGAGAAGCGCGACCTGGAAGTCGTCCTGCGTGAGGCAGGACTCTCTCGCTCCGAAGCGAAGCGTGTCGCGGCGCTCGCGTCGGCCCCGCCCCAGCGCGACGCTGGCGACGGAAGCGAGGCTCTCGCGACGGATCTGCAGGCGCTGTTGCAGGCGTTTTCCTCTCCTACCCTCTGACGTCATCCCCATGCGAATCCTCCTCCGCAAGTTCCACGGGTATTTCGGCGCGATGATCGCCGGAAGCTCCGGGCGCCCGATCGGCCCCGCCACAGGCGGGAGCGCCGCGCCCGCGCTCGCCGTTCAGGGCTTCGGCCTCTGGTCGCTGCTCGTCGTGACGATCCTCGCGGCGCTGCTCTTCTTCGCGGCCACGCTCGGCCACGTCTCGCACGGTCACGCGCTCGCGTTCGGCATCGCGGGCACGACGACCGAGGAGATCAAGAGCACGATCGCCAGCATCAAAACCGCGTTCGAGGATTTCAAGCGCTCGAACGACGAGCGCCTCAAGGAAATCGCCGACAAGGGCCACGCCTCGGCCGACGTCGTGCAGAACGTCGAGAAGGCGAACACGGCGATCACGAACCTCACGACCGAGCTGAGCGAGCTGAAGGCTCAGCTGCGCGAGGTCGAGAACGCGAACGCACGCCTCGCCCTCGCCTCGGGCTCGATCACCGACGAAGCGCGCGAGCAGGCGCGCCAGTTCAAGGCCACGGTGACGAATACGCCGCTGCGCAAGATCACGGCGTCGAGCATCACCGAGGCCGACGTCAAGGCGATGCGCGACTACGGCGACGCGCTTGAGCACTACATGCGCAACGAGTACAAGGGCATGTCGGCCGAGATGCGCAACGCGCTCCAGACGGGCTCGGACCCGAATGGCGGGTTCGCCGTCAAGCCGGATACATCGGGCCGCATGGTGAAGTTCCTCGTCGACGAGTCGCCGATCGTCGAGTACTGCTCCCAGCAGACGATCGGGACCGACGCGCTCGAAGGCGATCTGGACATGGACGAGGACGTGACGAGCGGCTGGGTCGGCGAGACCGAGACGCGCTCGGAGACGTCGACGCCGCGCGGGCCGGGCGAGTGGCGCATCCCGATCTACGAGCAGTACGCCATGCCGAAGGCTACGCAGAAGATGCTCGACGACGCGGACCGCGATATCGAGGGCTGGCTGGAGAAGAAGGTCGGCCGGCGCTTCGGCCGCGTCATCCAGT